GCACCCCACACGTATGCCTTCGGACTGTCCAGGTCCTCCAGAACGGGCTCAGTGATCCATGCCTGGAGTGGCTGGTCGAAGGTGGGGACGACCAGGCCGTCGATGATGCCCTTGACGTAGCTCTGGACCGAGGAGAGCACGGATCACCTCACATGCGCCGCTGGAACGGCTCCAGCAGCCCCTCGTATGAGCTCTTCAGGTCGGTCATCTTGTTGCCGCTGCTGGTCTTCACACCCGGCAGGCTCTTAATCGTGACCGCGGTCTGACCGGCCTGGAGCACCTGCGCGGCACACGCCAGGATCGTCGCGTCCAGCACCGTCGCCGGGAGTGCCGACACCACCGTCCCAGCCGCGTGCCCATCGGCCAGCGGGGCGGCGAGCGTGACGGTTCCCGCACCGGTCTGCGCGGTGCCCACGCCGTTCGGTAGTTGCAGCGGGGTCGTCGCGGCGACGGCGGTAGCGGCCATGGGTTCGGTGCTCGCGCCGTCGTACACCATCCCGGAGGCGCCCGCCCAGCCGGTCACGTCGTCCACGTGGATCGTCTGGTCCCCGGCGTTGGCGGCCTGGGTGAGAGAGCAGTGTGGCCAACCGTTGGTGAAGGACACCAGCAGTCGGAAACCCTTACGGCCGTACCGCCAGTCCACATAGCCGGGCGCGATGCTGATGGACGCGCCGCCGTCTGGCGCGGTCGCCGAGACGCTGTCGGTGTAAGCCGACAGGATCGGATGCTCGACCGCGTACTGCCCGGCCGGGACGGTACTCCACTGGCGGGGGAAGACGTTGTTGCGGGCCACCTGAACGGCCAGCACCGAAATCACCGGCCAGCGGCGCAGGATCACCTTGGCGTTGCAGGTGTCCCGCTCAATCGTGAGCCGTGTCCCCCCAGGTCCCGGCTCCTCCTCGTTGTCAACCGTCGCCCGGAGCGGCTGGTGGCAGAAGGAGTCCACCCGGGAGACAGCGCGCCAGCAGATGTTGGTCTGCTCGGCGAGGTGTTCGGCGTCGGTCGCCTTCGGGAACGGGATGGCCGACCAGGAGACCCCGGTCGGCGCGTTCGTGATCATCTCGGGGGTTACATACGGCGTCGCCACAGCTTCCCCCTCAGGTCTTCACGATTCTGATCTGGAGCTTGCGGGCGCACTTGGTGCACAGCCACCGGTTGCCGTCGGGATCCCAGCCCCCGTGCTTTCCGCAGTAGGGGGCGTTGCACCGCGAGCAACAGCCGACAGCGAAGCGGCCCGTGCGAGCGCAGCGACGACAGGTGTGACCGCCCCGCACCCGCCCACCTACTCGGCGGTCTTGGCGGTCCGACGCCGGGCCGGAGTCTTCTCCACCTGCGGGGCGATGACAGCGGCGACCAGTTCGTTCTGCTTCCGGATCGCCTCCAGTAGCGTCGCAGGGTCGCGGAGCCGCTCCAGCTCCTCGGCCGCCAGGCGCCGGTCCCGCTCCGCCTGGTCCTCCCACATCGGCTTGCCGCCGGAGTGGAAGGAGTGCAGCTCGTCGGACACCTCGTCAGGGAACTCGAACGCGCCGGTGTCGGGATCGGCGTCGTAGTGTCCGGTGGGGTGGTCGAGCGCCGTTGCGCCCACGCGTGAATAGAGCCGCATCTGCGCTCTTCCTCCTCGCTCGTATCAGGTCGGGAGACCGCCCCTGCCGGGCCAGAGCGCGAGCCCCAGCCCGGCGACGGGCGGCCGAAGAGACCGGCATTAGCCCAGGTCAGGCCACATTCGAGAGAACAGCCATCGCCACAGGGGCCCGGTTCACGAAGGCCGCCTCGGTGATGATTTCGAACTCGATGCGGGGGCCGCCGCCGGAGACACCCGGGTTGCGGTTGACGCCGTAGTCGAACTGGCTGGTGTCGCGCAGGGTGCGCAGCTCCAGCACGTTCCCGATGTCGGACTGCGGGAACGGGACGTGGTCGGTCCGGCCGATGATCGTGCCGGGAGGAACCGACGGGTGGACCTCGATCGGCACCACGGTTCCGCCAGCGGGGGCGTTCACGATGTGACCGATCCGGCCGCCGGCGGTGGCGTTGACACGGCCGGAGGAGTCGGTCTGAAGGTAGGTGACCGCCGAGTTCGCGCCGAGGACGAGGTTGGCGATCTCCTGGGCCTGCACGGCGTTGACCATGATCGCGGTCGGCGAGCACTTCACCTGCTGCCACAGCGGCAGGAAGATGTCGGCCTCGATCTCGGTGACGGTGCCGCCGGTCAGAGTCAGGGCCGCGCCGTTGAGGGAGTTGAAGACGGCCGGGTTGGGGGTGGCGGTGCCCGCCTGCACCCAGTTCCCGTTGCTGTTGTAGTCGCCGGTCAGGGTGGCCAGGAGCCCGTCGATGTCGTTGGCGTTCGCCGAGCCGTTGTCGGCCGCCGCGTTGAAGGTGGGGACGCCCGTCGAGCCCTTCCACTGGGTGGTCAGGTCCGGGAAGCCGGTCCCGCTGGGCAGCGACTGGTTGGCGCCGATGACCCTGGTCATCGTGACGGCGTTGACCGTGGTCGAGGTGTAGTAGTACCACGTCGTGCCGTTGCTGGACTGGAACCAGTCGTACAGGACCGCGCCCTTGACCGCGCCGACCGTGGCCGTGACCGAGTTCGTCGAGCCGCTGGCGAAGGTCGTGCTGGCCGAGTTGCCCTGGCTGTTGCCCGACCCGTAGAAGTATCCGGATCCGGTCCTGGCCGCGACACCGACGTATACCTGGGTGGCGCCGATCGTGCCGCCAGTGGCGACCTGCGTTAGCGACGGGGCCGCGGGCTGCGGCAGCGCGAACGACTGGCCGCCGATCCCCTTACGGTCCTCGCCGATCATGAGCTGGTTGAGGCACTGGAACAGGGAGATGGCGTACGGGTCGGCGTAGCCGGTCGCCAGGTCCTTCGCGTCCTGGGTGACCAGACCCGCGAACGCGATCTTCTTATACTTGGCCGCAAAGTCCTGCTCATTGAACACGATCTCGCTGGCCGCGTAGTCGAACGCGACCGCCGGGTCCGGCTGGCTGTTGGTGACGTTGAGGAACGCGCGCCAGTACGCGGCCGGGTTACCCTGCGGCGACTTGACTCGCGCCAGCATCTCCCGGAACGGCACCACCACCGGGATGAGCGAGACGTAGTTGGACAGGTCGTAGCCGTACAGGCCGGTGTTGCTCAGCAGACCGGTGGTCTGCGCCTTACGGACTCCAGCGATGGTCTCCTCGCTGATGTCCTCCATCACGTTTCCGCTTATAAAGCCCCTTTCTGGGCCATGAGCAGCCCTGGACGCTCAGCGTCGCGGGGCCGGAAGAGTCAGGTCAGGAGTTGCTCGGCGCGGTCTCGCCGCGCACGAACTTGGTGAGCGCGCCCAGCGCGAGGTCCTGCATGGTGACGGTGGCGCGGTGCTGCTCGCCCACGTCAGCGGCCTCGTACAGGCTCTTACGCAGCGCCGCCACGTTCTGGGGGACGGCGGGCGCTCCGGCGTCGTGGCCGCGCAGCATCTCCTGCGGCGGCACAGCGCCGTTGGTGAACACCCTCGGCGCCGCGGGCTGCTCCTCCACCACGCTCACTCGCTTGGCCAGCTCCTCAACCGTCTTCACCAGCTCGCTTTGAGTGGCGCTCTGCCGGTCGAAAGCTTCCGCGAGAGTCGTGATGCTCTTCAGCACGTCGTCCGAGGTGGTGCTTGCGTTCTTGGTGACACCGTCGTCGCTCGGCACGGCAGCGTCAGCGGGGGTACCGACCTCGGCGGCCGGCGCGGGCTCCAGGTCGGCGCTGTCGTCGTTGCTGCCGGAGTCGGCATCGGCGATCGGAGTGATGTCGGCCGGGTTGCAGATCCCGACGAGATTGCCGTTCTTGTCGTAGACGGCGACGGCGCTCTTGTCGGCCTTGGTCACCTCGTCCGTCGTGGCTGCGGTCATACTCTCCTTCTTGGCGACCTCGTCGCCGGTCACTGGTGCTTGCGGCAGGGACGCCAAGACCTTCTGGAGCTGCTCGACCGCCCCGCGGATGGCCGCCTCGTTCGCCGTGGACAGGACACGCCCGGCCTTACGGATCTGCCCGTACGCCTCGATCGTGTCCAGAGCGCCGGTGTCGAAGGCGGCCATCGCCTTCCCGACCGCCATCATCTCCGCGCCGCAATCGGCCTCGGCCTGCTCGGCGACCGCGAACGGGGCGAGAATCCCGATGATGTAGTCGATCGCGCAGCACGCGTCCGACAGGTCCATCGCGTTCTCAGCGTCCTCAGGGTCGGGGCCTGCGGCCTCCATCAGCTCCCGCTGCGCGAGCAGGTCGACCGCGCCCTTCGCCCTGGACAGGATGGAAGTCCACTTGCGGGCGGTGGCGGCGTCGATCGCCTCCCACGCCGGGGAACCAGGGTCCATCGGGTCACCGGGCGCGTCATCGTCGGGGGCGGCCAGCGCGACCGTGGGGTCCATGCCGTCCACGCCGTCGTCGAGCTCCATGCTGGAGCCGGGCTTGCTGGCCTTCGCCATCGTCTCGGCCTTTCTCAGGCTCCCGTCGGAGCCCCAGTTGTCGGGGATCATGCTGGACGCGCCGAGCGCGCGGGCGCGGGCGATGATGTGGCGGCGGATGGCGTCATGGTTCGCGCCGCCCCGGCCGACCGCGTGGATCGCGTTCTCCAGATCGGAGCGGTTGGCGATCGGGTAGCTGCCATCTGGCATCGCCACGCCCGAGCTGGCCATGTGCTTACGGTCGGCGGTGTCGTAGTCGGCCTTGGCCATCTCCGCGCGCTGCGCGGCCTCGTGGATGAGGCGGGCGATCGCGCCGGGACTGCCGGACATCGTCACCGTGTCTCCCTCCCGTGGGCTCGACTTGCCGACCAGGCCACGCACCACGTCGGGATCGAGCAGCCCAGCGCCGCCCTGCCGCTTCATCAGCAGGAACGGGGTCCCGTTCGCGGCCTTGTCGACCAGGTCCACCCGGTCGATCTCAGCGTCGGTCAGCTCGGTGAAGTCCTCGTCGTACGGTGTCGTCATGCCGCCCTCCGGGTGATACGCCGCGCCTTGCCCTGCGGCGAGAAGCCGGTGATCCGCCCGGCCTTGGCCATCCGCCACGTCCAGTCATCGAGCTTCGCGCCGATCAGCCAGTCGCCCGCCTTCACGACCACATCGCCGACGTCCCAGTCCGGGCCGCGATAGATGTAGGACTCGACGATCGTCGCCGCGCCCTCGGTGCCGTCCAAGTGCAGCAGCCCGGACTGCGGGCCGTTACGCAGGAACTCCCACGCCGCCTTCTCCAACTCCTCGGCGGTGAAGTAGTCACGGGCACCGTCCGCGCCCTTGGCGATGCGCGGGTCGGGCCCGGCCTGGTAGGCGATGCCGAGCACGTACTGCTGTTCCGCCACGAGCTCCTCCTACGCTCTGGCCGGCACGATCGCGCACCGGCAGTTCGGGTGAGCGGGCGCCGAGGTCGCACCAGACGGGTACGGCCGGCCGATCGGCACCGGCCCGGCCGCCGCGTTCCCAGTGCAGAGGGGACAGACCTTGGCGGCGGATCCGGTCTCCCAGCTGCCCATCTCGACCTGCCGCAGCCCGTAGGCGGCGATCGCCGCGACACCAGCAGCGGCCAGGATCGCGTTGAGTGCCGCCTGCGCTGCCTTGCCGGGGTCGGTGAGGGCGCCGAGGAGAGCAGCGCCCAGTGCAGCGATCCCGCCCTTGTCGCCCATCCCGTCGACCAGCGCCCGCGCCGCGTTCTTGATCGCGCCGCCTGCGACGCTGCCCGCCCTGCCGCGTGCCGTGGCCAGGTAGGCGGCCAAGCCGCCCGCGAGGCCGAGTTGCTCCAACCGGTCGCGAGCCGTGTCGGTCTGGCCGGGCCGCCAGCCGCCGAGATCAGGGCTGGTGTGGCTGACCGTGGCGTCGGCCGAGGCGGCGCCGATCAGGTACCCGTCGACCGCCATGCCCTCCAGCACGTCCGGCAGGGCCGCGGTGAGCCGGTCCTGCAAGCGGGCAGCGAGCCACGCTTCGGCCGCCGCGAGGAGCGCGCTCCGGTCCTGGGTGCTGCCGTCGTCCTGCTCGCGGATGTAGTCGGCGACGAGCTGCTGCGCGGCCGTGACGGTCAGGACCGCGCCGAGCGCACCGGCGAGCTTAGGCGCCCAGTGGTTGGCGGCAGCATGCTCGAGGCTCCAGCCCGGCCAGTCGGCCGCATCACCACCTTTTGGGCCGCCACCACCCGCCTTGGCGACCGCGAGCCGTCCAGCCTCATTCAGCTCTCGTGCGGTGTCGGCGTCGATCGTCCGGAACTCGAAGTCCCGCCAGACCCCGGCGCGCCGCCTACCCTTCCGGAAGGCCTTGAACGCGGCCAGCTCAGCCTTCACCAGCTCGGCGTCCGGCTCCTCGTCCTCATCCTCATCCTCATCATCGAGCAGGGGCGAGCCGTAGACGCCGGTGTCGGAGGTGATCCCCACAGTCGGCCCGCCAGCGGCCGGAGCGCCCTCGTTCTTGGCGGTGTCGACGAACTGGGCCTGCGGCTGCGGCGGAGGCGCGGGCGGCATCGCCGACGGACCGAACTCCTGCTCAGCGAGCGGCACCGTCTTGATCGGCGGCGACGGTGCGACGCCCTCGGCTCCGCTGAACACCGCGTGTGGCAGGATCGCGCCCGGAGCGGGGGCAGCCGTAGCCGGGTCGATCTCCCCGGCTACAGCGAACAGCGACGCCAGAGGAATGGGGCCGGCCCGCTCG